CCAGAACTCTCTGGTGCTGTTAGAGAAGGGTGAGCCTGTACTGGGTGACAGGCTGATCTGTGGCGATGTGGCCTACGTTAACCCAGATGTTTTAGGGATACGAGATGGTCAAGAAGGGTCTGTACTACAACATCAACAGACGTAGGAAGTTAGGTCTTCCTGCGAAGAGGCCTGGGCAGAAGGGATTCCCAACTGCCGAGGCTTTCCGTAAGTCTGCCAAGACCGCTAAGAAGTCACGGCGCAGGAATAAGTGATCCCTCAAACAGGTAGCTCCCGTAGTGTCCTAGACGGACCCAGGGAGCTGCCCAGATTTGGAACCCTTGCCTGCGAGCGATTGTACAGAAAGCAAAGTCCTCTGAGAGCAGTCTAGAGTTCTCGACCATCACGGGGAAGAACTCGTGCATAAGGTCAGGCTTGAATTCTCCTGCCGTGTCCAGCACATCATTGTGGTAGGTAGCCACGAAAGGCTTTAAAGCCTCAAACACTTCACGCTTGATGAGCATGAAGCCAGTCCCACCGTTGACGATCTCCAGAGGCTCGTTCTGAGGAACGATCACCTCTCCTTCCTGACCTACCAAGTTAACCACCATCGCGCCCGTGTGGTTCTTGAGTTGATCCACGGGTACACCAGCGGCTGCTGATAGAGCAACCTGCGGCCAATTGATCTCCTTCTTGGGGTACAACCCGCACATGATGTCCTTGTCTGCTGCGACCATAGACAAGATGTCATTGGCATCAAACCGGATGTCAGCATCAATGAACATCAGGTGAGTGCAGTCGGTCTTCAAGAACTGATGTGCTAGACCGTTCCTGGCTCTCTGGATCAGGCTCTCGTTGAACATGAAAGAGCAGGAGACTTCTACCTCTGCCTGCTTGGCAACGCTCACGAGTGCAAGCATTGATTGCAGGTAGAAGCCTGTGCACATCCCACCGTACATAGGCGTTGCTACAAATAGACTAGTCATTGTTTTTGTCCCATTCTTTTTTTTTGTCCCATTCTTTTTTTTCATCCATCATGCTGTGGGCAATAAGATAAGCATATTCAGCTATTGACTTTGAATTTTGATTGTCGTGACCAATCAGTGACGCTATGCCAGACAGTGCTTGACCGGCAAACCAATCTCTTAAAGTCATTCCTTCTATCATGATATATCCTCAATCCTCATTACATATTTACCGGCGGAGTTCTTCCGCCACCCGTGTACCTCCACTCTGATACCCGCCTCTCTAACAGGCCCAATGGTTTCAGATGAGGTGATCTTCTTGATTCTTTCTGCCACGCCAGATGCCGTGACTTGCACAGCCAGAACCTCATTCTTGCGGATAGCCAGGATGTCACACCAACCCCAGAGATCCTGCCGTATCCGAGCGTGAGGGTTCCACTTCTCAACTACGGCGCAGAGATAGCCTTGCTCACGCAGGTACTCTAAAGACCTCTGGGTAGGAGTCATCTTCCCGTTCTAACTAAAAAGGGACATCCGAATCGTCATCAACCGGCTTCTTGAAACTTCCGCCATAAGGCTTGTACTGAGCAGGAATTTCCTTGGGAGCATTATCGGTCAGCTCCTTGTCTTTGAAGTAGGTATTTTCTTTTACAGTGAAGTATTCTTTCCCGTTCTTAGCCATACTCTTCCAGATAGATAGTTTGAGGGTTTGACCCTCGGTGTACGATCTGGTGAGAACTAAATCACCATCCCAGTCTGGTGAGTTAGGGTTCTTCTTTTGGGAGGGATCTTTCGAGAAAAGAATTGTTTTGCCGGGGGTCACTGGATATTCTTTTTTGTCGTAGCTCATTAAAACCTCTAATGTTAATTTGACCTATACGATGGAAACCGCTCACTGTTCCTCTGATATCTCCTGGTCTGACGGTTCCCGTATTGCGTTTGGGAGGTTCGATCCCTCCCCGATAAGAGCAGCCTTGAGCTGAACCTTAGACAGAGCAGGCAGGGAATCTATCTGCTTGCTGTTGGCCGTAAGCAGACTGGTGATCTTCTGCTTCTTTTCCTCTTCAGTGAACTTAGATGAGTTGGTTATCTTCGCAACCATAGACCTAATGCCTTCCAAGTAGCCGGGGAAATCGGCGTAACCTTGGTAGACAGTGCCGTCTGAGAGAAAGAGTGAAAAGGGATGGTCAGGCTTCTGCGCTTCTGCAGAATCGTTTGCAGAAGGTTCTACAAAGACTGCAGAACCCATGTCTTTGACCTGTGGTTGTGTAGGTATGTCCTGAACTTCCTCAGGTGTGTAGACGCCCAGCACAACGCCTGGGAAGACGGTACGGATACCCTCCGATACCACCCGTGCACGCAGCATCGCACGAGGGTAGTTCTTCCAATTGTCCTTGCCGGTCAACCCTGCCTTCTTTGCCTGCTCAAACGTCCAGGTGATCGTCGCAGACCCACCGCTAGGGTGAGAGAAGGTGGCAGTAACTTCTTCATCAGTCAAAATCTTCCACTCGACCTTGCCGCCCTGTTGCTGAAACCTAGCCATCATGGTTTCTGCTTTCAAGGTTGGTCTACCTTGGATGATGTGATAGTCACGCGCTGCGAGAGCAGGGTGATAGCCCTCTGCCTGGGCGATAAGCATGAGAGCAGTAGCTTGTTCTACTGTCTTCATCCCAAAGAGTCCGGACTTCACAACAGCAACAGCCATTGTATGGATATCGTTAACGTGTACTAACTGGTTCATTTTCTAATCCTTCACACATAAGATTGGCATATTCTGAAGCTGAATCCTTGATCATCTGCTTAGACTGATGATGGTAGGGATTCTCTCGTTTAATGATAAATGCGGCCATCGCAAGAGCGCGATAGAGATGCCACACATCATCGTCGTTGACTTCTTCATTCATTTGATAAGGAACCTTCGTGAGCCGGGGACTTCCCGGACAAACTGATCGTACATCTGAGGGTAAGCAGCCTGGAACGCCTTGACATCAAACTTCTGTGATGACTTGGCAGACTTCCAAGTAGCCAGCACATTGCCATCCATAGTGGCTAGAACGTCCCTGCTGCCCATAAACGACATGATCCTAGTCTTGAGCTTCTCCTCATACTCTTCTAGATCCTTGCGCTGTTTAGAGGCTAGAGACAACTGACCACAGTAGGTTTCTAGATCTGCATTCGCTAGAGCGTAGAGACTCTCAGAGACCGGCCAGGACATCTTGCATTGCTCGACAGTCTCAGGGTCTGGCTGAGTGTCACTGGCAACATAGCCCCACCACTTGGCGCACCACTGAACGTGCTCCAACATCATGTCAGGAGTGACATCTACCTTGATGACCTTCAGCTCCTGTCCACCCAGCAGGACTGCCAAGTAGACCGTGCTGACACCGTGCACAGTAGCTTCATGGATGCACTGGATACGATCAGCATCAGGCATGATCCCAGCGTCCTCGTCGAACTTCTTGCTCTGGTGTGAACCATAGTTCTTGGCTTCCACCAGGGCAGTCCCATCAGCAGAGATGAAGTCAAAGTGACTCCTAAGCCAGGACTCTTTAGGATGAGTCATAGCGTAGTCAGCATCTTTGAGTTCGATCTGGAGCCTGTCTTGTGCCAGCCTGCCGATGACCGGCTGCATGACGTGACCCATCCGGACATTCTCTAGATGAGAGATTTCTTCTCTTTCTAATTTGCCTTGTTTGATGAGGATAGCCTCTGCTGCTTTACCGTTAGCAGCCATACGGCTATCACCGGACCACCACGCAGAGTTGCGGATTTCAGGTGCGAAGTCATCCATTGCAGACCTCTAGGTTTTTAGGTATGAAGAGGAGAGCCTCAGGCTGACAAGTGCCAGTAGAGTAGACACGCTGCTCAAAAGCGTAGCGGAAGGTCTTCTCACCAGAGACTGGGTTGATGCTGTAGTCAGCACCACACTTCGCCATGAGATGTTTAGGGTCATCCCGTGCTGGGATGAACTGCTTGCAGTCGATACAGAGTTTCATAAGATCACCTATAGATATAAGATACGAGAGACAACACTAGATCACAGATAAAACAGTCTGTCAACCGTTTGTTCTCCTGTCTGATATTCCAGACAAAAGAACCTCCAAGGTGGTATGACCAACCACCCCACCCGCAGGGTCACTCTTGGAACTCTGCCAGTGCTCGCTTGACGCCAGATTCATTCACACTAGACCTGAGACCACCCAGGAGGGCTAGTGCTTTTGCAGTCGCTCTGGAACGCTGCGCGGCTCGCAGGGGGTGGTAATCCCTGGCCGATGTTCTCTTCCCTGCCACCCATCTAGGTGCACCGCTAACGCGAGGAGTGCGGCTACCAGAAAACAAAAAAGGCTTACTGCTGCACCCGGTAGGAACCCCGGTATATTGGGGCAGGTGCATGAGTAAGCCTTCTTAGCTGCTTCCTACGGCAACAGGGTAAACCCTAACATAAAAAAAAACCCAGTGCAAGGACTGGGCTTAACGGTCTCACAGACCGAGAGGAGAACACAACGAACAAACTAGATCATATCAGATCTGGCTCACCGATCTCGGCTCGGCGCCTGATTCTTGCAACCTCCAGTACAGATCTCCTGCCTACCCATCCACCTTCTGACTTATGAAACAGAGTACCGGGGTACTGGCAACGATTCTCTCTGATCATCTTGGCCTGAAAGTCAGGGGTGCAGTCTTCGCAGTAAGAGTGTGCTGGTGCAGGGTGGGACATTCTTGCTGCTGCGACCCAGCCGGTGAACTGCTTGGCAGTGTCAAAACACTTGGGTGTTGTCTTGTCGATTGCCATCTCAAACTCCAACCTTGATTGTGCTGATCCAGTCATACGGGGCTGGCTGGGGGAAGAGCTGCTCATACGACACCTTTGCTTGTAAGACAATCAACTCTTGCATGGTTTTGAGCTTGCCACCGTAAGATACCCAGTATCCTGGCTTCAGTAGGTGCGGGACGTACATATCACGACCCAGGTAGAAACAGGGTTGTAGTACTTTTTTGCGTGATTCTTTGCGTTCAGTCATGACAGTTTCTCCAGTGCATCGTTAACAGATTGGATAGCAAGAGCCAGGGTGTCGGCTTCTTGGTTGGGGGTTACGGGCTGGATCTTGAGAATGTAGTAGGCACTCTCCATAGCACTCAATGCTTTCATCAAGACAGGTTTGAGTTCTTGGCGCCTATCTACAATCGGGTAGAAATAATGGCTCATCTCTTCCCTGGCCTCCTTGTACGCCTGCTCGTACACGGCACGACCAAACTCTAGGGCTTTCTGTTCTACTTCCTTGTTGGGGGCTTTTACAGCCCTCCAATACTGCATCAATTCCTGATCATTCATTTTATAATCCTTTCGATAATATTACGAGACAATGGTTTCTGACCTAACAACCAACTCTGTATCCTACCCATGTCCCAGGTGACAACCCTGAATCTATTGGGTGGGATATATGCTGTACTGATCTTGGACTTATCCCAGTCCTTGATAAACTTACCCTTGATTATCATTTCTCTTCTCTTTTGTAAAGCAAGACTCCAGGTGATCCATCAGTAACTTCCCGCCAGATGCCATCGGTAAACTTGGCAAACTTACCTACCGGCTCCTGCTTCAATTGCACGGGGTCTCTTATGACAGAGGGCCAGCCGTCCTCAAAGTAAACTTCCTTTAAGGTCCACTCTCCGAAAGTCTCTTTGTTGTCCCACTTTCCGCTCATTCATCACCTCTAGCCATCAAGACCATGACACAACCTAATGATGTAATCAGACCTATAGCCGTCAGATATACGTCACCAACTAATGCACCACCTATTGCGAATCCAAAAGTGGCTACTAGTATTGCTTGGAATATAATATTGGGGTTCATACGATTACTCCAGATAAGATAGGGGACTCACAATCCCCTGGTGTGATTAGATAGCGTACTGGGACCTATCGGCTGCTCCATTGATCCACTTAGGGGTCTTACCCCTGCCGGACCAAGTAGCGCCACTGGCTGGGTCTCGATACTTGGCCGCGATCTTGTTGCCAGACTTGGGGCCAGCTTTCAACTTGGGGGCCTTGTCGAGTCCAAGGTCACGGGCCGTGATCCCGTACGACACGATCATGGCGCGAGCTGCGTCGATAGCCTGGGCTTTCTCCTCAGCCTTGACCTTGATTGCCTGCGCCTGCAGATCGGCAATCTTCGCTTGGATTTCTTCGTAGTACATACACTCTCCGATGTGATACCCCTAAAGGGGCTGTGAATGGCCCTGTATGGGCCGAATGGGGTTCAGGTAAGGCTACCCTACCTGCACGGGTCCTGATCGCTCTCAGGGGGCTTTATAGGTACGGTCGCCAAGTGTCGGGTTTCACCGTTAGACATCACTCCGACAATCTTCAGGCCGTCCGGGGTCCGGGATATTTCCCAGGCGACGGGGTCACCGTCTAGCAGGAGGTCGAGTAGCTGGTCAACGGTGGGGTTCATGCAGGGATAGACACTTCGCAAGCGTCCATGATCTTGACGATGGAGAAACCGATCATTTCGTTGAAACCTGCAGACTTGGCAGCATCTAGAGCTTGCCACCCAGCATAGGCAAAAAACCACTCTGCAGTGCGAGCGTCGTTACCTTCAACGATCAAGAATGCTTTCATAATATGCTCCGATAAGATAAGTGAGTGAGTGGATTATCAGGTAGATAACCCACCCTTGTCAACAGGTATTTATGCTGCCAGTGCGATACGGATTACCTTGTCCATCTTCCGGCCATGTGCAGGATATGCAACCACCTCCACAGACTTGTCATAGCAGGCACGACAGCCAGAGCATTTCCCGCCATGTTGGTACGCCTCGCACAGTTTGGTCCCGGCCGGTACAGACTCAGGATCAGGCACGATCACGGAACCGTGTCGATCGTCAAACACACCAAACACACTGTCGGATGAAAACCGGACCATGACGTTAGGTAACGCTTGCATGGCCGCAAGTACAGTCTGGAATTTCTTAAACTTCATCATCCGGGTTGGCAACCAATGCGAGACCCAAGGCGTGGATTCCATCACTGCAAGGATCTTACGGGCAAGCTTAAGATCGTAAACGTCACCGGAATCGAACCACCGGAAGTACCGATCTTTATTCAAGCTTGCCACCATATCGTCGACCCATGCGCTACGTTTCCAATCTTCCCGATTGTGAAGTCTAGGTTCTTTCACGTTATCGAAAACGTAATTGCCTGTCGTGGCATAGCATCCGCTACAGGCAGCTACTAGCTGACCATCCGATCCGACAGAACCCGGACAAGTGTCTAAAGCTTGCAAGCTCCATGATCGGATGCCGTCGAGCTTGGATGTGACGCTGATACGGATGGATGATGCGATAACAGACAGTTTAGGCTTAGCCATGCTTTCCTCTATATATGATGTTATGAGATACCGGACAGTGTCCGACACTGCAGATTGTTTCCAATCTGCAGTATCTGAAACTGTCTTAACAGATAAAATCAGGATGATCGTTAAGCTTCAGAAGATCAGCGTACTCTCGCAGAGCCTTAATGCTCTTGTTAGTCCGTGCTGAACGAATCAGCGCTGACAGTGACCGTGCAGCTGTGTCTCGCATTCCAAGCTTGTGATACTGGATGACCATCACAATCTGACGCATTTCGCTCTTGTTCATCACTCTCTCCTAGATAAGATATCTGTCTAAAATCAGACAGTGAGAGAATAATATCCTACCGATTATGTTCTGTCAACAGATAATCCTCTTTTTTTTATAGGTACTTTCCCTAATGTACAGATGTACAGTAGTCTACCTGCACTGTACCTGTACTGTATCTATACTATAGTAAGGTGGTGGTCTATAGATCTAGTGCGACACCACACTAGGGTATTGGCAGTGTGCGTGCCACTTCTTTCCCGACAAGGGACTGGGCTTCCCTACCCTCTATCCTTCACGCTCTACGCTCGCACTAGCTGCCGCTCCACGCATACGCTCGCACCCTGACGCTGGCATGGGATGGGGTGCACCGATCAGACCGTGCTACCATCCGCCCACGCCACGGCCCGATGAGGTGGGTCTTGACCCCCGTGTGTGCGTGCACCCAACCGTTCTCCCCCCCAAGAAAAATTCACATGAAAAAACTTATCTTATCTCTGTTATTATCTTCTTCTGCTTATGCACAGACAGATCTTTCTGTGTACTATGATCCGAACAGAAGGTTGAATATCTTTGAGTTATCTCATTATCATAAGCCTACTGATAAGTTAGAGGTTTATGGATTTCTTGAGTCTTATAAGAATTCATCTTTAGGATTTCCTCAGGACAAACAGGTCTTGTTTGGGAAGACATGGATAATGCACAGTGTGACTAATGGTGTTTCTGTTGGTTTAGAGATAGAGCATGGCATTAACAATGCTGGTATGTTTACTACCAGTAAGAAGTTTGAGCAAGACAGATTGTTTATTCTTCCCAAGATTGGAGTGAAAATCAACTTGGAGAAGTAATCATGGAATTTATCTTATATGAAGTTCTACACAGGTATGTTTCATCCACATACTGCGGACAAGGTTGAGAGAGCCTTTGTATCTGTAAATGTGCTGAAGAAAAGGAAATCTGCGTTTCCTGTTAAAGACTGGATCATGGATAGCGGAGCATTTACCACTATAAACAAGTATGGTGGATATCCAGAACCAGTAAGTGAGTATGCAAAGCAGATAAAGAGGTGGAAAGACAATGGCAATTTGATTGCTGCTGTATCTCAGGACTATATGTGTGAAGCCTGGATGTTAGAGAAGACGGGATTGACGGTAGAGGAACATCAGAGATTAACGATAGAGCGGTATGACCAGTTGATCTTGGAAGACACTGGCGTGTACATCATGCCGGTTTTGCAGGGGTATGATCCGCAAGACTATGTGAGGCATCTGGAGCTGTACGGAGATCGGTTGGCAGACGGGGCGTATGTGGGTGTTGGAAGTGTCTGCAAAAGGAACGGGAACCCCAGTACGATTGTTGAGGTCTTGAGAGCCATCAGGTCTGTCAGACCGGATCTGAGATTGCACGGGTTTGGGGTGAAGACTACGGCTCTTGCGTGGGCAGATGTGAGGGACAACCTGTATTCTGCTGACTCTATGGCTTGGTCGTTTGCGGCAAGGATGGAGGGCAGGGACGGGAACGATTGGCGTAATGCTGTAAAGTTCCAAGACCGCATCAATTCACAACCAGTACAGTTGAGTTTATGTTTAATCTAGCGCAGTTTTACAAGTTCTGTAGTGAACTTAAGATAGAGACTAAGGAACATGGTCTCAGGAAAATGGATAGGTTATTAGGTACTCAGACATATATTATGGATGAGATAGCTAAAGGTCTACAGGATGATATTCATTTCTTTGTGATATTAAAGGGTAGACAGTTAGGGATAACTACTATCTCTTTGGCATTAGATCTTTACTGGCATTTTGTACATCCTGGATTACAGGGTACATTGACTACTGATACAGAAGAGAACAGAGATATGTTTAGGAGTACCTTGTCTATGTATATAGATGGGTTACCTAGAGAATATAAAGTTCCTGTTATTGCTCACAACAGGAATCACATCTCGTTGAAGAACCGAAGTCGGTTGTTTTATCAGGTGGCTGGATTGCGTTCTAAGGGGTCTCTAGGGCGCGGTAAGGCGATAACGTACCTGCATGGTACTGAGACCTCTAGTTGGGGAGATGAGGAGGGCCTAGCGTCTCTGCTTGCATCTCTTGCGGAGACCAATCCTCAGAGGTTGTATTTATTTGAGAGTACTGCTCGTGGGTTTAATATGTTCCACGATATGTATGTGACTGCCAAGAAGGCTAGAACTCAGAGGGCTATATTCTGTGGTTGGTGGAGGAATGAACTTTAT